GGGCATTTCTGGTTTCGAAAATCCCGTCGCGGCTCCGAGCTTAGTTACAAGCTTGCCCACCCTGTCCACGAAAGTTTTTTTGCCGGCATCGCCGGCGCCCCAGATCTCTTCTGCTTTCGACTTAAGGCCATCGGCATCAGCGGCGACCTTCTTGAGCGCGTCGCCGGCCCATTTCGTTGCGGTGCCCACAGATTTCAAAAATGGATCCGCCTGTGCCGGATCTCCGCTTACCATGATGTCCCACACAGCGGCGGCATCCATATCATTAATGTCGTCCGCCGCACTAGAGACAGTATGCTCTAAAAGACAATCAGCAATCTTCTTGTATTTTTTCTCTTCGTCAATACGTCTTTTTTGATCGTTAATCCTCTTGATCTCGTTCAAAATAGTGGCCCTAATCTCCCGTGCACTGATTCTTTGTAACATCTATTTTATCCTTAGACTAATAAGTCCCTGTGTATAACTATGTCTTTCTCGGAAAAATTATCGAACATATCCACAGAATACAGAAGAGGGGCCCGACCTTGCGGAGGGGCCCCTCTTTAGGACTTTTGTCATCTAGTCACCTAGATGATGTTCATGTCCAGGCACGTCACTGTGCCGTAGAAGTCGCTCCGAACCATCTTCTTGCCGTAGCGAGTCATGACACCCTTACGCGGGGTGAAATCCTCAGGCGCGAAGATCGTCGGCGTGACAATCAGCGGAACGTACGGAGCGTAGACGTAACCCGTCTCCAGGTAACTTCCGCCCTTGTAACCGACGAGAATCTTGTTACGGGGGAAGTACGGATCCTTGTAAACCGTGAAGCGGTTCGACAGAGTTCCGACCTTGTCCGCGCCAATAACCATGGGACCCGCCTGACCCTCACCATCGAGGGAGTAACTCGCCTTGTAGAAGACCGAGGACTCGAGGATAGTGGCGACATCCGGGCCGACAACCACGAAGTTGGCCGATCCCCGAAGTGTCTTGCGGTGGATCTGGTTAGCCACATCGATGATGGTCTCGGTCAGAGTCTCGTACCACTCTCGCACCGTGCCAGCGAAGTTCGGACCAGGCCTGAGCGAATCACCGCGAGACTGTTCCGCACCCGTCTTCTTGTTGACGAACTTGCCAGGTGCGCGCGACCAGTAGTAGTTGGCAGCGCCTGCCTGAGTGAGAAGGTCGTTCAAGATCTCGCGGTCGAGCTCCAGAGCGATCTGCTCGGACAGGATCTGGGTGAGCTCCACCTCAGCATCGAGGCTGTGATAGGCGTTCAGGTCCTGTGCCAGTTCTGGCGACCAGCGAGCACGCAACTTACGGGTCTCCGCCACGACTGCCACACTCTCAATCTTGATGTCGATCTCAGGGATCGCAGGATTGGGATCGACGCCGAAGTTCGACTCAAACGCCGGAATGACCAGTGTCGAGTCGCCGGCGCCCTGGTTGAACCCAGCCTTCAGCGGCTTGGATATAATGGCAGCCGAAGTGTTTGTGGACACATTTGCACCGGACACAATCATCAACAGCGCAGCATTGGTTTCACCCGGTTGAACCAGGCCGTTGGCGGAAAAGCTCGAGCCGTCCCACGTTCCGATCTGGTTCAGACGCCGGACATTGCCCGTCGCGCCGCCCTGAATCTGCTTGCTGTCGGTGTCGTTGATGACCTTCTTATAACGACCGGCGCTGGCGACCGCGCCAACGGATCCCGAGATCGCGAACTCCTTCACCAACGTCAGATCAGCATCGGAAAACGCCGCAGTGGTGAGGTCAAAAATGACCGCCGAGTAGACCGCCGTACCAGCGGTAGCCGCAGGGCTGGTGCTGTTGTTCTCGATCGCATTGGTGATCTGTGGATCAAACTGCAAGAGCTTGCCGTCCGTACCTGTCGCCATCAGTGACTTAGCGATGTTGATCGAAGAGGCATCGTTGAACGCGCCTGACGCGGCCGGAGTCAGCGCACTTGTGACGCCCCAGACTCGGGTGTATCCCGAACCGGCCAGGTCGTATTGTCCGCCCACACCGAGCGAACCGGAACGAACACCCTTGCCAGCCGGATCATTGTAGATCGATGAACCGGAACCATAGGGAGCCGCTTCACCGACGTTACCAGCCAGATCACCTCCGTAGGTGTAATCCAGGTAGAAGAGCAGACCCGAGGGAAGGCTCATCGGTTGGATCGATACCAGGTCGTTGGCGATCAGACCGCCGAACACTCGACGAACGATTGGAAACGCGATGTTGGTGAAACCACGCAGGTCGTTGGACGACGTGAGAGAGGCACCACCGGTCGAGACGGACGAGGCTTCCTTCAAAACCTGTCCCGCTTGGCTCTCCAACAGGCGAGCCATATTCTCACGCTTAACGCCATCGAGGCCACGAAGCAAGCCAGTGCGGCTCCACTTCTCGACCAGCTGCTTGTTCTGAGAACCCACGTGGCGCGCGCGAATCCCCTCAGTCAGCATTTCAAGATTGAATGTAGACATTTTTATCTCCTTATAGATTGTGTCTAAACAAAAATTGGATCAGTTGTTCTTACTGATTCCAGCTAAGACTGCCCATCTATCCGTCTCACTCCCATTGCTGGTCGGCGCCGCCGACCGGGTTGATCTGGAGGACGATCCGATAGTCCTTACGGTTGACTCACTAAGTTTCTTACCACTACGGCCTCTCCGCGCGAGCGATTCGGAGAGCGACTTGTAAAGCAGTTTGGCTTCTCGGAGCGTCTTGGCATTGTCCAGCGCCTCGACAATTGCTCTCTGTTGCTTGACAGTCAGACTTTTGTTCTGTAGAAGTTTGTTGGCGTACAACAGCTTCGCGTTGAAAAGGTTCATTTCCACGAGCTGGCCCTTGAGCTTCGTGGCCGCGCGCTTGTACACAGCGGCCTCACGCATCGCCTTACGTGCAACGCGGTTGGAACCTCTGGCCGGACGTCTACGAGAAGCGCTGCGTCGCCGGCGCGATTCAACGGTCGGCTTGGAAACATCTCCCAGCTCATCGGCGAGCACATTGATGAGATCATCCTCGTCAACTTCGATGACATCACCCACAGCCTCACCGTCACCGAACTGGTCGGCCATGGGGTCAGCTTCCTCTTGCTCACGAAGCTTGCGGGATTTGCGAGAACGTTTCATTCGAGAGAGCTCTCGACGGAGTGTGGACTCATCGATCTCGTAGGTCTCTTCCGCTTCGGCGCATGCGGCCTCTTCGAGATCGAGATCAAACTCTTCCTCTTCGACTGCTTCCTCAGCCTCTTCCTCGGCACCGCCGACGACCACATCGAGCTCCAGGGCAGAGCCCAAGTCCTCAAGCGCGGCCGTAACAGGATCAACGGGAACCTCAACCACTTCTCCAGCAGCTTCCTCGGCTTCCATGTCGACCGCTTCATCGTCGACAACATCCTCATCCTGTTCGTACATACCCAATTCTGCGAGTCTTTTCATCTTGTCCTTCCCGGTCTCAGCATCAGCCTCGAAGAGAAAATCGAAAATGTTCCTCTTATATTTACTTGACATTTCCCTCATCTCCTTTATGATAGAAATCAGCTTTTCTTCAAGGCGCTGCGAACCTCTCCCACTAAGTATCGCCTCGCGTTGCAAAGATAACCCATCTTTTACGCAAGAGATAAAACTAAGTTCCAATCGTTCTTTTTGTTTGGGAGTCAGGACTCTCTCATTGATCGCGCTCCACAGGTCACGCAGTTTTCTGACGCGCTCCTGGAGCCTTGTAATCTTTCGATCTAATTTTCGGCTGGCCACAAAATCCCTGCTCACTAGTCGTGCAAACGCATCCGATCCGGACTCGTCCAGCACTAAGTTTTCGTCGTCATCGTCCTCACTGACGTTAATGTTAACGTCTCCGGACGCGTAGACCGCAACAGAGGATGCGGCCTTTTCAGCCGCTGATGTGGCGGCCTGGTCCTGCACACCGACATCAACATCGGGCATCGAGTCGACAATAGAGTCAAAATCCAAATCGTCTTCGACGTCGAACGTCGTCTCAAAATCCTCGGCGTCGTCCTCACCCTCGAATTCCGGCTGTTCGAACAAAATTCTGCTGTTGATCATCTCTCGAATTTGAGGAGTAATCGACTCCATAATTTTATCGCGCGCCGCGTCCTCGGCGGTCTCTCTAATTTTTTGTGCATCAAGCAATGCTTCTTGATAGATTGATGACATATAACAACCCCTCTGCCCGTAAGTATTCCCTACATCTAAAAAGCTAATCCTTTTTCGATATTTTTTTTGGCAAGGTCGGCCAACGGG